AAATATAATACAGAGTTTTGTTTATTTGAAACTACATCTTTGTATGGTAACATCAAAGGTGCAAGTATGTACGATGGTATGAGACCGTATCTAAGATATAAAGGAGATACACAAAGTCAATTTCTTCTGACACTTGGCGAAGAGATATACTTTGAATTAAGAGATTGGTTTGAAACACGAAATGATAGCGAACCATTGATTCATAAAGGTGCATCATCACGTAAACTTAAAATGCAGACTAAGATGGTGGGTATCATTAAGTCAAATCTTAAAAAATATGACACCACTGCATATGAACACTTTTGTAAAGTGATGAATACTGCACAAGATGTAACGACACAGAAACGATTCTACATGTCAGAGTATGGTTACACAAATGTACGTGATGTATTATTGGGTAAAACAGAAACGCTAAATAAAGCTGAGAACTTTGATAGATTTGAATTTGAAAATGTCATTGCATGGTGGAAGAAACATGCATCAAAAAGATATGACAATATTAAACAACAAGGTAGACTGAGAACAGAGTTAGAAGTATGGAATCAGGAAACCATGAACAAGATAGATATAATAAGATGACAATAGGATTCACATGTGGTGCATTTGACCTCTTACATGCAGGTCATGTGGTTATGTTAAAACAGGCAAAAGAAAATTGTGACCATCTTATTGTAGGATTACAGACAGACCCATCTATCGACAGACAAGAAAAGAATCAACCAGTACAGTCTGTCTACGAGAGATTTGTACAATTAAATGCAGTGAAATATGTAGACGAAGTGATACCATATGACACTGAACAAAGTCTATTAGACTTGCTTGAGTCGACACCTATAGATGTTAGATTTGTAGGTGAAGACTATAAAGACAAACACTTCACAGGTGAGGAACTACCGATTAAAGTGTTCTACACTAACAGAAAACATTCATTTTCAACATCATCGTTGAGGGATAGAATTAAGTTATAAGCGGATATAGTATAACGGTTATTACTCCTGTTTACCAAACAGGGAATGTGAGTTCGATTCTCACTATCCGCTCCATTTTATTATGCTAGATAAATTTTATACAGACCAAGAGATTGCAAAAACAATTAGGATTTTAGTGTATCCTAACATCACATGGCAGAAAGATTTGGAAAAGGATTCTTATGTTCAAGTGTTAAAGAATATGATTCGTGAAACACAAGGACATAATTTCTTTTGGCATATTATTTCTCCTGAGTATATTGATGGGTTGACCTTCGACAACACAGAACAAATGTTTGCATCTTTACCAACCTATCCTCCTGCAATGAGAAGTCATTTTGATGTAATGCATATGAAAACTTTGCTTAGTCATGATAAAGATTTTGATATCGTGATGTCGCATTTACCTGAACATACACATCAACTAGTTAACACAATGTATAATCTAACACATCATACACCTAAGGTTATGGGGTATTCTCATTGGTTTGACTTTGACCATATTGTTGCATGGTTTAAAGGTGCATTTAATCAAAATATGCTTGGTCTCTTAGAATACGAGAAGTGTTATATCAACACACAAGAACAAAAGAGGATGGTACTAGAACAAGCAAAACAAAGGTTTAATGAGTCTACAATAGATAATTTAGATAAGATACTACAAGTACAACATCTAGGTGTTAGAGAAGAGGAGATTGTAGAACCAAATGACTCACCTGACAGGGTTATTGTATTCAATCATAGATGTGAAGCATACAAACACTTTGACCATTTTGTCTCATTGATGGATAAACTATATACACAAAGACAAGACTTTAAAGTGTGGATACCTTTGTTTGAAGGTGATGTACCACGTGAGTACATGACAAATGAAAAGTTTGACAAAAGAGGATACTATAACAAACTTAGAAATTGTTTGGTTGGATTTGCACCACAACAAAAGTATGGTGGTTGGAGTGTAGCTGCAACTGATGGTTTGATGAATGGGTGTCCTTATATTTTTTATGATGGTGCTTATTACCATGAACTACAGGGTAATGCAGAATTTTTTACAACAGATGAAGACGCCTTAACACTACTCAACAAACACTTGGATGATGGACAACATAGAAATGAACGTTCACGAATAGGTCAACAATGGTTAAAGGACAATCTATTATATAAGAATGAAATGAAAAAGATGATTGAAGATATTGAAATTATTGTTGACGGCACTCATAGAATGAGTGAAACTGAAAAACTAGAAGAACTTATTGAAATTATAAAAACACATGGTTCTATAACCAAATCAGAACTTTTTGGACATATGGGATGGGGTAGAGGAATTAAATGGACTCCTTACAGAAGTGCTTTGATGTCACACCCAAACATATTTGACTCTACTACATCTGAACCTACTTATATTTGGAGAGAAATCCTATGACCGAATTATTTGACACTGGAGTGTACAGAGTTGTCGACAATGATAAACTCAACATGACAGGAATAGAAATCACACAGGCACCCTACGAGGGTGTCATTTTTGTATATGGTAAAGTTCAATTTGTTGAAGGTAAACAACATTTAAATTTTCAACGAAACATTGTTAAAGTGCCAGAAGGTGCAGACATAGATGAACTAAATAAAGATGCAAACTTACAAAAACTTATGGGTGACATTTTAGTGGAACTCATACAACATCAAGTGGAGAAAGATGATGCAGGAACAAGTGCAGATAACATGGACAATTGATGGAGAAGAATTTTCCGAATGGATGATTATTGAATTTGATTCAGAAGATGAAAAAGCATCCAAAATCCAAGAACAAATCGATTTACGACAAGGAAGTTAACATGAACAGAGAAGCAGTATTTGAACAACTTAAAATAGATGAGGGAGTAGTAAATGAAATCTATCTCGACCACCTCGGTTACCCAACATTTGGAGTTGGTCACCTTGTCCTCGAAAGTGACGAGGAACACGGACAACCAGTTGGAACTCCAGTCAATGAAGAAAGAGTTAAGGAGTGTTTCGAAAGAGACCTCGACACAGCAATCTCCGAATGTGTTGCATTATACGGAGAAGGGTTTACCAGTTGGCCAGACGAAGTCCAGCAGGTCTTGGTTAATATGATGTTTAACATGGGACGTACAAGACTAGGTGGATTTAAAAACTTTAGAAAGGCATTAGAAGAAGGAGACTGGAAAAAGGCAGGAGTTGAAGGACGTGATAGTAAATGGTACAGACAAGTTACTAACCGTGCAGAGAGACTTATGTCGAGATTAGAAAATGTCTAATATTAAAGCATTACGATTAACAACTGGTGAAGTTGTTATGGGTTTCCACACTCAAAAGTGGAACGGTGACCATAAACTAGAAGATGTCAAACAATGTCTAGTAAACGTCACTGAAGGGAGAATGGAAGTTAATCTTGCAGATTACGTTCCATTTGCAAAAGAATATAATTTCACTTTTAAAAGAGACATGGTTATGAATGTCTTTGAAGTGAAACCACAGTTAGAAACAAACTATAAAGTATCAACTGGAAATCAAAGAGGTAAATAATAATGAGAAATGAAATAGTGAAGTCATTGATTGCACATGCTGATGCACATATCCAAAAACATAAGATGAATGTTGAAATTCATCTTGCAAATCCAGTGGGTGTTGGTGAACACTCAGACCACTTAGAGACAATCGAAAAGGAATTAGAACAGATTGCCCATTACGAAGACCAAAAGGAAGTGTTGTTAAAACACTTTAATAATCCACACTTTAAAGCACAAACCACATTGACAGAATAATCCTACTGTAGTATACTTACAGTATGGATTTCTACACCAACGTCACTCGTACACGAGACAAAATTCTTGCGATAGGATATCAAGGTAACCAAAAGAAAAAGGTTACCATTGACTATCGTCCTAAACATTACATTCCATCCAAAAGAGGGGAGACTGCTTATCGTTCATTGGACGGTAGAGCTCTTGAAGTTGTTGAACTCAACTCAATGGGTGGTGCAAGAAAGTTCAGAGAGAAGTATTCAGGGGTTGAAGGATTTGAAATCCATGGATACGATAGATACATCTACACTTACATTGCAGATAAATTCCAAGGTGATATCAACTACGATACTAATCTAGTGTCAGTTGCAACACTTGATATTGAGTGTGAGTGTGAAGATGGATTCCCTGACCCAATCTTTGCAAACGAAAAGGTAAATGCAATCACCATCAAACCATTCGGTAAAGATGCACAAGTGTTTGGTATCGGCCCATGGGAACACAATCGAACTGATATAGTTTATCACAACTGTAAGAACGAAGCATTCCTACTGACTGAGTTTATGAAGTATTGGAGAAAGTCCAACTTCGATATCATTACTGGTTGGAATGTAGATACATTTGATATCACCTATCTTTGCAATCGTATTGACAAACTATTCGGTGAAGGTGAACACAAGAAACTTTCACCATGGAACATGTCTGATGTCAGAGAGTTTACTTCTTATGGTTATCAAAAGAACATGAAGTATACACTTTACGGTGTAAACGTGCTTGACTATCTTGAACTCTATCGTAAACATACATTTGTCAATCAACCATCTTACAAACTAGAATCCATTGCACAGGTTGAATTGGGTAAAGGTAAGATTGATTACTCAGAGTATGGGTCACTGCATACACTTTACAAACAGGACTATGCAAAGTTCTTAGAATATAACCTCAAAGACGTTACACTTGTTGAAGAACTGGATGAGAAACTTGGGTTCATTGAACTGACTCAGACCATGGCATACAATGCAAAGTGTAACTATGCAGATGTGTTTGGAATGGTGAAGTATTGGGAAACCATTATCTATAACTTCCTTAAAGAACAGAACATTCAAACCCCACCACAAAGACTGAAGACTGGTAATGATAAGACACATGCCATTCAAGGTGCATATGTTAAAGAACCATTGGTTGGTGGACACAATTGGGTTATGTCTTTTGACTTGAACTCACTGTATCCTCATTTGATTATGCAGTTTAACATTTCACCTGAGAAGATGGTGAGGGGTAATCGTCAAGATGTCAACGTACAACGTATGCTGAATCAACAGTGTGACTTATCTTACATCAAACAGAAAGACTTAAGTGTCACACCTAACGGTGTCATGTTCAAGAGAGACAAACAAGGTTTTCTTCCTGAACTCATGGAGAAGTTCTACGAAGAACGTAAGGCATGGAAACGTAAGATGATTGAGTATCAGAAAGAACGTGAAGTTTGTAAAGACTCTAAACGTAAGAAAGAACTTGATACACTTATTAAACGTGCATACAACAATCAACAGGTTCGTAAGATTGCACTCAACTCTGCTTATGGTGCTCTTGCAAATCAGTACTTTGCATTCTTTGATATAAACCTTGCAGAGGCAATTACACTAAGTGGTCAGTTGGTTATCCAATGGGCGGAGAAGACCATCAATAAGTATCTGAACGAAGTGTTAAAGACAGACAACAAAGACTTTGTGATTGCAATCGATACTGACTCAGTGTATATCACTATGGATGACATGGTCAAACAAGTGTTCCCTGAAGACACTCCAAAGGAAAAGGTTATCGACTTTTTGTCCAAGGCAGAAACACAGATTGAGAAAGTCCTTGCAAAGGGTTTTGATGAACTCAAAGATTACACTAATGCATTCCAACAGAAGATGGAAATGGGACGTGAGGTAATTGCAGACAGAGGTATTTGGACTGCAAAGAAACGATACATCCTAAACGTACACGACAACGAAGGTGTCAGACTTGCAGAACCTAAACTCAAAATGATGGGTATCGAAACTGCAAAATCTTCTACACCTCAATGGGTCAGAACAAAACTGGAACAGGCACTTAAGGTTGTTATGAATGGCACAGAACAAGAACTATGGGAGTTCGTAGAGACTGCACGTAAGGATTTTAGAAATCTTCCTGTAGAGGATATATCATCACCTCGTAGTTGCAACAACCTACAACAATACAAAGACTCTACGACTATTTACACTAAGGGTACACCCATTCACGTAAGAGGGTCACTGCTTTACAATCATTACTTGGAAAAGAAGAACATCGACATGAGGTATGAAAAGATTAAGAACGGAGAGAAAATTATGTTTACTTATCTGACTGTACCCAATCCAATCAATGAGAATGTCATTTCATTCACAGGAACACTACCACGTGAGTTTGACCTACATAGATTTGTAGATTATGATATGCAATTTGATAAAGCATTCGTAGAACCACTGAAAGCAATTGTTAACTTGATTAACTGGAACGTAGAACCAGTTGCATCACTTGATTCATTTTTCGCATGACAAAAGAAGAACTTATAGAACTAATAAACAATCTTCATCCTGAAGATACAAAGGGAGAACTAACAGGAGTATTCATTGGACGACATGGTGAGGTTATTACCACCGACAGTATTCGTGTTGATATGGATGGGGGTAGAGTTATATTAGCCCAAAGAGGAAGTGGTGAGGCAAAACAGAATAAGAAAAATTGGCAACAAGAATTAGAATTTGCAAGGAATAGAAAATGAAACACATGATACGATGGATGAAAATTAATGCTTTCATCAACTTATATCTCGGAATAATTTTAACATTTGTTTTGATTGCACTGGTAGTGGATATTACACTGGACAGTTATTGGCATTCAAATGACTTTAGAGATTTACTTTTAGGTAAAGATGTGGCATCTACTGATTAGTATCAAGTTTTATGTGTACAGTGTGTTGGTTGCTCACATACTTGCACTCTTCTATCTATTCCCTATTGCAATGTTTAATATCGTAATATATTCATTTGCATTATGCATTTGTTGTGCCCTTATTTTAGCATACGGACATTTCAGAATGCAAATAGAAGAGACTATGGAATTTTATGATTACGAACATCATAATCCACAGGCTATCACCTTACATAAATAAATGAGGGGTTAGATTTGCAGTTGGCAGTCTAACGAAATACACCAATATTGGAGTAATTATGAGAATAGTAATGTATATGTTACTATTTTCTGTGGTATTACTTCCTTCATGTGCCTCAGTTGGAGCAGTTATTGAAGGTGGTAAAGAGTTTACAACTGGCGTTGTTGATGGAGCAGTCAAAGGAACTGCAACAATCACAAAGGCAGTTGCTAATGATGTAGTATCAGTCGGAACATTGGCTGTTGATACAGCAACAGGTATCGTTGATAACGTTGCTGAAGAAGTCGACAGACAGACAGACGAACTACAGAAAGAGCAACCTGAAAAAAAGTAGAGGATATCATTCCGACAGCAATGTTGCTTGAGGCAATGATGCTCTATTGTTCAGAGTTCCCACAGAAATGTAGAACTGTAAAGGGGAACTAAAGTTCCCCTTTCTTATAAATAAAGGATTATGTATCAATATAATGTATCAGTAATAAAAGTGGTTGATGGTGACACAATTGATGTCGATATTGACCTTGGATTTGGAATGACCTATAAAAAACAAAGGGTCAGACTTATGGGTATCGATACTCCTGAGTCAAGAACAAGAGACCTTGAAGAAAAGAAATTCGGAAAGGCATCCAAGAAACACTTAAAGAAACTTTTAGAGAGTGCAGAACGTGTCTCTCTTATTTCACACGACAAAGGAAAGTTCGGAAGAATCCTAGGTGAAATCTATACCCATTTTAATGAAGGTCATCCTGTTTTTGGAACAGAAATAAATGTCAACCAACAGATGATTGATGACCATCATGCAGTAGAGTACAGTGGAGAGAACAAAGATTTAGTTGAATCTCTACATTTAGAAAACAGAAAAATCTTGATTGAGAAAGGACTTGTAGAATGACACTTGATACTCTAGATTGTTTCTTTATTTTCATGGTACTCATCAATTTTGGGTTCATCATTCATTTAGAAACCCAAGTTCGTATGCTCAGGTCAATGATGGAAGAACACACAAGGTTTGATGATAAACTTTGTGAATTATCAAAAGAATTTCAAAAAACCCCTATACAAAAGTAAGTACATATCCTATAATGGTATTAACATTATGAGAGGTGTATATTATGTCATTTATTAAAGACTTAGTAAAATCCAGTGGTAACGAATACGCTAGTGTCGTTGCTGATGGTGTTGCAGCTGGTGATGTAGACTCGTTTATTGACAGTGGGTCTTATATCTTCAATGCATTATTAAGTGGTTCACTTCACGGTGGACTTCCCAAAAACAAAATTACTGCAATCGCAGGTGAATCTGCAACAGGTAAAACATTCTTTGCACTAGGAATGTGTAAACAATTCTTAGAAGACCATCCTGATGCAGCTGTAATCTATTTCGAATCTGAATCTGCAATCACTAAAGATATGATTGAAGAGAGAGGAGTCGACTCAAGTAGATTCGTCATCGTACCAGTAGTAACCGTACAAGAATTTAGGACTCAGTCCATTAATATTCTTGACAAATATCTTGAAACCCCTGAAGACAAACGTCCACCAATGATGTTTGTTCTTGATTCACTTGGTATGTTATCTACAACCAAAGAGATTGAGGACACTGCAGATGGTAAAGAGACAAGAGATATGACACGTGCCCAAGTAGTAAAGGGTGCATTCAGAGTTCTTACTCTTAAACTAGGACGTGCAAAGGTTCCAATGATTGTTACCAACCACACTTATGATGTGATTGGTTCCATGTTCCCTCAGAAAGAAATGGGTGGTGGTAGTGGATTGAAGTATGCAGCTTCATCTATTGTCTATTTGTCCAAGAAAAAAGAAAAAGAGGGTACCGAAGTTATCGGAAATATAGTACACTGTAAGAATGCAAAATCAAGACTTACAGTTGAGAACAGAGTTGTAGATGTCAGACTGACATACGACAAAGGACTCGACAGGTATTATGGTCTATTAGACCTTGCACTTGCATTTGGTGTCTTTAAGAAGTCATCTACTAGGGTAGAGTTGCCTAATGGTAAAACCGAATTCGGAAAAACTATTAACAACAACCCTGAGAAATACTTTACAGAAGACGTAATGGAACAATTAGAAACGGTGGTACAAGATTATTTTAAATATGGAAGCAAGACTGGAACAGACAATACTGAAGAATCTGATACAGAGTGAGCAGTTTACACGGAAGTGTATTCCATTCATTAAGTCAGAATATTTCACAGACCCTGAAGAGAAGGTTATATTTGAAGAAGTAAAAACTTACTTCGACAAGTATACTAAAAACCCAACAATAGAAGCACTTCTCATCAACCTTGACAACAACACTAGTCTTAGTGATAATGTTGTTCAAAACTCTAAATCTATTGTTGATAAGATTAGAAAGGATACGGATGACACTCCACAAGAGTGGTTAACCACTGAAACAGAACAGTGGTGTAAAGACCGTGCAATCTATATTGCCGTGATGGACTCCATCAATGTCCTTGACAAAAAATCTCAAAGGTCTACTGGTGAAATACCTGAGTTATTGAAGGATGCACTTTCCGTGTCCTTTGACACCCATATCGGTCACGATGTCTTAGAAGATGCTGATGCACGATTTGAGTTCTATCACACTGAAGAAGAGAAGATTCCGTTTGACCTAGAATACTTCAATAAGATTACCAAAGGTGGTCTACCAAACAAAACACTCAATATCGTACTTGCAGGTACTGGTGTTGGTAAATCATTGTTCATGTGTCATCAAGCTGCATCATGTTTGATGATGAACAAGAATGTTCTGTACATTACTATGGAAATGTCAGAGGAACGTATTGCAGAACGTATTGATGCAAACATCATGAATGTTCCTATGAAAGAACTTGCTGACATGAACAAGAAGATGTACGACAAGAAGATTGAGAAACTCAAAGATAAGACAAAGGGTAAACTGATTGTCAAAGAGTATCCAACTGCATCAGCACATGTTGGTCACTTCAGACACTTGTTGCAAGAGTTGGATATCAAGAAAGATTTTCAACCTGACATTATCTTTATCGACTATCTAAACATTTGTGCATCACATAGAATCAGACCAGGCTCAGGTGCAAACTCTTACACATTGGTGAAGAGTATTGCAGAAGAGTTACGTGGACTCGCAGTGGAATTTGATGTACCACTAGTGTCTGCAACCCAAACAACAAGAAGTGGTTATGGTTCTACTGACATTGGACTTGAAGACACTTCAGAGTCATTTGGTCTACCTGCAACTGCAGACTTAATGTTTGCATTGATTACATCTGATGAACTAGAAGAACTAGACCAGTTAGTAGTCAAACAGTTAAAGAATAGATACAATGACCCTACAGTGTTTAAGAGGTTTGTCATTGGTATTGATAGAAGTAGAATGAAACTCTATGATTGTGAACAAACAGCACAAGAAGAGTTGGTTGATTCTGCAGTAGATGATGACACTCCAGTGTTTGATAGAGGACGAGAAAAGTTTTCAGATTTTAAAATTTAGGGGTTGACAATGACTCTACTTTTTACTATAATAGAGGAATTGCCCTGTTCGTCTAGTGGTTAGGACACATGGTTTTCATCCATGCAACAGGAGTTCGATTCTCCTACAGGGTGCCAGGCCTGTTAGTTCAGTTGGTTAGAACGCTGCCCTGTCACGGCAGAGGTCAGGGGTTCGAGTCCCCTACAGGTCGCCATTTTTGGTGTATAAATACCACTAGTATTATGAAAACGTTGAAATCACAAGATGTAATTGACCTTCTGCAAAAGAAGATTAGATTGAAACAAGAACTCCGTTCTGCAAAGAAAGAGGGAGACCAATCTTCTGTTACTGAATGTGCCACAAAAATTAAGCAAATAGAATCAAAACTATCTCAGTCACCATTGTCAAAATCCTAAATAGTACTATACAAATTTAGGAGATTACCTATGGCATGGGCAGATGAAATTGCAACTTTAAATGAAAAAATCGCAGAGTTGCAAAAACTAAAAGATTGGATAAACGGTGTATCAAGAGAGTACTCACTTGGTGCTGATATTGATGGAACTGTAGAGTTTGAAGTTAGAACAGCTGCAGGAAGGGATGGTTTCTTCGCAGACTGGAGAACTGATAATCCTACTGCATCAGAGTCTTCAACTGGATTAGAGAGAGCCACTTTTACTGCATGGGATGATTGGAATGGAACAGACTACACATCATTTGATGCAGAAAAGAACACTGAATTAACTAATCAGATCAATTCATTAACTACAGATAGAGACGATTTACAATCAAAAGTTGACGATGGAACCATCGTTGATGCAGGTTTATAAGAAATAAATAACCATAAATAGTAGTATTATCCAAAAAAAGGTGATATACTACTATTATGTCAGTTAAGAATTTACATTTAGAACACCTAGAAGACGAAATCATCAATAACGGAATTGATGGTGGTCGTGCATCTGTATACTTTTTATTAAGTCTTCGTGACATGATGAAAGGTAATGCAAAGAAAGGGTTCAACATGACAGTGAAGTGGGATGGTGCCCCTGCTATTTTTTGTGGGAAACATCCTGAGGACGGAAGATTTTTCGTTGCAAAGAAATCACTATTCAATCAAACACCACTATTTTACACTTCAGAACAAGAAATCAAAGATGCACCTGAACTCTCAGGTGACCTAGAATCTAAGTTTTTAGATTCATTCAAATATCTATCCAAACTATCTTGGGGTGATGAAATACTCCAAGGTGATTTGATGTTCACAGAAAAAGATAAGAAGATGATAAAGGACGACTTTGAGTCCTATATTGCATTCGGGCCTAACACTATAGTGTATCGAGTGCAGACTAATTCTGAGTTAGGTAAAAAAATTGCATCTGCAAAATTAGGAATCGTCTTCCATACTACATATAGAGGTGGTACAATAGAAGACCTTTCTGCATCCTTTGGTGCAGATATTTCTAAACTTGGTTCGTCAAAAGACGTATGGATGGATGATGCAACGTATAAGGATGTTTCGGGCAACTCAACTCTCACAGCAAAGGAGACGGTCAGTTTATCACGTAACCTCACAGAAGTCGGAAAACAATTCCACAAAAT